ATTCATCTGCAACGCCAGCTTGGTCAACAGCTCGCTTAGAGCCAGAGACTTCAACAGTCTTTGAGTTAACCTGAGTGTAGTTACCTAAACGAGTACGAACTGGTTCGTTAGATTGTGCTGTAGCAACAGTAGAGAAAGTAGAACCTTCAGCAACTGCGTTAGAGCCGGGAGAAGCTAATTCGTCAGTAGTCCACTCATGTAGAATACCTTTAGATTTAGTTTTACCGATTGAGCTGTAAAAAGGAGTCTCATCACGTGTAATCATGCTAATGAAATTAGCTAAGTCTTCGCGTTCAGATACACCTACACCTGTTGTGCCAGCTGCAGCCTTTGGGCCAGCTGTTTGGAAATTACGTGCCATTTTTTATTTTCCTTCTATAAAGTAGTAAATTGTAGTATTAGCGGAACTTAGAAAGATTCTTGAGGAAAGATAGTTGATCCTCTTGTGAACCTTCACCGGTAAGAACTTTATTACGAACTTGAGAAGTTGCTTTGGCTCGTTGCGAGTTTCGAGAGGGACCTTTCTTTACAGGTGCTGATTTAGCTTTAGGCGTTGCCTTTCGCTTAACAGCTCCCTTAGTGGCCTTTTGCTTTAGCCTCCGGTAGTCATCAATAAACTTGATAACACTTGCATCTGAGATCATAGGTAATAACCCCTCGGGGATACCTTCCTCAATTGCAAACTTCTGGATAGCTTCTGCATCCTTACTGAAACTTGGTACGAGTTCTGCGATTTCAACGTTAAACCTCTCAGAGAGTTCTTGCTGCTGTACTTGCAACTGCGCTTGTTGCTTTTCTTGTACAGCTTCTGCTATACCTTCACGCTTCTTTCGAGCAGTCCAGTAAGCCTCTTGAGTAGATTCACGTTGATCCTTAAGTTCAGTGAGTTCATAAGAGTTCCCTTCTTTACGGGCTTCCTTAATCTTCTCATCGTAGTCATGGTATTCCTTAGCTAGGATACTTTCTTCTTGTTGAAGTTGTTCCTGCAAGACGCTTGCCATGCCACTTAGTTCTTGAAGCTTGGTCTGTTGTTCAGACTCAAACTCTTTTCGTTGTTCGCTAATCTTGTTACCCTTCTTAGACAAGCTTTGATCAGTCGCGTAACCTTTACGGAGTTCTTCAAGAGAGAGGTGTAACTCTTCTCCATCAATCTTAACCGGAACCTTATAGTCCCAATCAATTTCCTCTTCAGAGTTCAATTCAGTATCTTGGGTAGAATCATCATCCTCAACTTCATCTTCGTCTTCAGCGTCACCTTCTTGATCGTGTGTATCGTCATCCTCTGTATCGTCTTCTTCGGGTGGTACTCCATCTACAGAATCTTCCGGATCTTCAACATAATCAGAGTCGTCAGGTAGATCTTCTTCGATACCTAAGTGTTTGGCCATAGGCCCCATAGGTACTGGCATATCATCAAAACTCTGTTGCTGTAGATCAGCATTGAAATTAGCATCATCTCCACTGGAGGTAGAAGCTTGTGTGTTTTCGTTGCTCATAATTTATTATCCCTGTTAGTCCTCAATTATTCTTTGGTCTTAATCTTAGCTTTAGCTTTCGGCTTATTATCCGGATGCTTAGCCAGTAAAACCTGTACATCAACAAGAGCAGATGACATTGCCTGTAGGGTGTTGGCATGTAATCGACTTTTCTCGTTGCCCTTTCCAATCTCTCGGATTAGGGATACTTGGGATTTTTGCAAATCCAGTTCAGCTTTCTTTAATTCTTCTAGTGTATTAGTTGGAATCATCTTCTTGTTCCTCATCTTCTAAATGTGATTGATCAATATATTCTTGGTTAAAACCATAAGTCTCTATCGAAATCAATCGTTCTTTCACGGAGCCTAAGCCCATAGCTACATGATACAGATACTCTCGCTCTTTCGTGCAATGTGCGTCTGTGCCTAGCCACTTTAAAAATAAATCTGAAAGGATTTCTCCATATGCTTCAGTAAAGAATGCATCCCTCTCTTTATTAGAGAAGGTTGCCCTTGCCAAAGCTGTCTTAGCATCCGAGAATGGACCCGGACGATATGAACCATCAGATTGAAGTTGTGGTTTGACCTTCTTGTCAATACCCGACTTGTACTTCTTCATCTTTTAATTCTCTTAGTTAGTTGGTTAATTTGAGGTCATGGATTTAAAGCTGAGACCTCAGGCAGCTTAGATACAGTATCACCCCCTTAGCCTCCAACAATGCTCCCTTCTAGTGGGTTTTCTTGTTGGGTAGTGGAACTTAATGCATTTGGATTACCAGTTGTAGGTACCTGACTACTCATAACATTAGTTACAAGAGCCTGTGCCTTCTGATACAAATGATCAATGTTTGTCTTTGATGGCATAGGTTGCTGCTCCTTTCCAGCTTCTAAAGCGAGTTTAGTCCATTCCTGTTCGGACTTATCAAGAGCAACCATAAGCTGCTTCAAGTTATCCTGAATGGCATTCTGGGCCTGTACGTTTGTGTAGTCAATGTTAGCTTGTTGCAAACCTATTGCTAACTGTTGTGTCAACTCTTCGAGCTTCTCGGCCTTGGCCTGAGCTTCCTGATCACGTTTCTGACCTTCTGCTGCTTTCGCTTTGAACTCCTCTGTATTGATATCAATAATAAAATCTAGAGGGTCTAAGCCTAAAGCATCAAACGCATTTACTGCAATTGTCGAAGCGGCAGTTGGAGAGACAACAGCACCAGCACCGGCTTCTCTCNAAGCGGGTAGTATTTGTTGTCCGACCACTTGCATCTTCTGTAAGGCTGTCTGATTACTGGCATCACCAACATCTGCTTCTACAGTCATGTACTCGATACCGGGTAAATCATCTATTAACACATCGAGATATCGTTGATTGCCTGTGTAGTCACCTACAGACCAGCCACGCATTTCTTTTCGCATTGTACGGTAGATACCTTCAAGGAGTTCCCGTCCACCGGTTTCCATGAATCTACGAGCGATAAATTGTATACGTATTTGTGCAGCTGACTGCACTTGGGATACCTTAGCTTCTGAATTACCAGACACATATAAGGCATCATTAAGTCCTTGGGCTGCTTTCGACAGACCAGTGGCTTGTTCTTTATGACCTTGCAAGAACTGAAGCAAGGGTACTGTACCTGTTGAGATCTGCTCTGGTGGTAAGGATGAGACTGCGCTCATCGGGTTACCATTAGATGCAATGATCTGTTTAGGTTTCATGTTTTGTAAAGCAGAGAAGTCAACTACATTTGGATCTGCAATCTTAGGTGCATAGTTTGTCAAGTATGTATTCTCAACAAAGCCACGTAAGATAGCTGTAGATGCTAGTGTAGATGGTCGTACCATATCAGTCATAGACAGACCTTCAAGTTCGAAGGGGATTTCAAACGGTGTAAAGGTTGCTACTTGGATATGATCTGCATCTTCTTCTTCAAGGATAGTATCGCCTACTCGTACTAAGTATTTGAGTTCAGCTACACCATCACCATCACGATCTATACGAGTCCAACAACGAAGTACCACAGCTTGTTGTGTGGCTTCTAGTTGGTTCTCCTCTGGAGATCCTAGGAGTAGTGAGGATCCGATAGCTCTCTTACGTGCTAAGGAGTCAGCACTGGCGAACATCATACTATTCTCTTCTACAACTGACCAATCAATACTATCTGCTGTATCAGGCCATCGCTCTCTAATATCGGAGCGTGTCATCTCTTCCTCAAAGCCAACGAAGGACGCGTCACTTACGTTGGTAGACCCTTTACTTATCCTGAGGGTCTCTGGGGGTACTGGCGATACATCAACTTTATTAGTTACTTTTGTACGCTTAAGACGTACATCTAAGTACTTACCTGTCGCTTCGTCTAAGTAGATGTCACCTGTTGTTTCAATCTCAGGGTCTGACATCAATACATCCAAAGCTACTTGGTCGATCTCTAAGTACTCCTCAAAGGATACTTTCTCTTCTCGTACGTAAGCCCATGTGACTGCTGATAGCTTCCACAGTAGAGCTGACTTCAGCCATGTGTTGAGTGTAGACCAACCTTTGTTCTTAGAGAACAGACAGTGGTTGATTAACTCAGCTGCTGCAGTGGATCTATGGTAAGCAAGTGGAGTCTTATCGTACTGCTTAAACTTAGCTAGTTTGTTATTGTCGAATAGTAGTTCAGAGAGTACTGCAGTGTAACCCTCAACTGCCTCAACAGTATCTGAAGATACAATACGTGATACACCCTGAGGCTTTAGATGCCCCTCGGGGATCATCGCGTATTCGTATGTTGACTTCTGACGCTCATCAGATAGATCTGAGGTATCTAGGAAGCTAGCACTTGATTGGGCCAGCTGGTAATCTAAGAGGGTGTTTAAATCCTCGTCGGATACCTTTACTTTGTATCCATCTTCTTGCGGGGTACTTGTCATTTGTAGACACCTCTTATCATATGAGTATCGTCACTCAATCAATCAATCTAAAATTAGGTGGTTTCATTCTTCTCTTTTCCCGAGATGTGAAGAAACCATAACAAACATCAATAGTGGAGGACTATGGGAAAACTTTTAAAATAAAATAAGTAGCACGAAGGCCCCTCGGAAAAAAGAGGGACCCTCACACTCCTTAAAGCCAGAGAGTATTATCGGTTATGTACGCTTGGTTCCTGAAAGAAACCTTGGTTGTTGACAACCGATCTCCGTGAGTGCGGAGTACTTCAAGGGCTATTGCCGTAGCTATTACGGTGTCATCATGACAACCAGAGATAGCATTTGTTCGACCATTTTCATCAGCCACATAATCCATACATTCTTGAATTACTGTGGGAGATGCTAGAGCAATATCATCATTCTCAATAGCATTCTTAAGATGACCTATGATCATAGGCTTAGTAGCTTGTGTGGTCCTCCAACCGAGTCTCGTACCTTCCTCATTAGATACATTAGCTACTTTAGTTTGATGGTATAAGTTCACGTAATCCATTTGTTTCAATCGGTTTAGTGTTGCTATACCTAAGGAATTAGATTCCACTGCACATAGTGAGTTGTTGTAGTATCTTCCTAAATAAAATAATAGATCGCCATATTGGGTTGGATCTATTTTATTATTACGGTAGACAGCACAGACTTCTCTATCTGCATTCATGACCACTGCTGCTGAGTAGTCTTGTCCAACGCCTAAGGCACAGTCGGCTCCGATAATGAAGTTACTGTCAAACTTAGGGTACTTGTAAATCTCCAAGAAGCCTTCCCGGTGATCTTCAAACATACATGATTCGAGACTGAAGTGTTGTCTCTTTAAGCATTTTTCTGGTTTAGTATTTGCAAGCTTCTCTGTTGAGAACACATTAGAGCCAGAGACTATAAATGCTTCCTCAGCTGTAGAGGGGTACTCCTGCCTGAACTTATCCATACCACCTTCAGCTATCTTCAGCCTACGCCAGTACAATTGTTCTATACTTAAACCATGTTTATTTTGTAGTTCTTCTTCTTCTTCTGTTACTGTTTCTTTAAACTCTTCGGGCTCTAGTACTACCCTTTGGTACTCTGGCATAAGGAACCATGGTACAAAAATAGGGACGTACTCATTTTCACCTGCGACTGCACCTTTCCATAGTCTGTGGAACTCATTGCCCACACCATTAGCTGTTGATTCCAGAATTACTTCTGTACCGTCAGCTTGGGATATACCTTGGAAAAGGCCTGC